GCCGGATTTTGGAAGCGGAGAAGCAACGTATTGCCTTTATTATGATTACAGTAGCAGCCACTGGGCTGCTGAAGGTTGGTATGATTGCAATTGTCGCGTTAATGGTCCTTATTTCGACACCCTCGAAAACGCTGAAAAAGCAGCGGAAATCCTGAACAAAGAGATGAGGAAATCCAAATGAAGAACCCAGCCTTACAGCGGAAGAACCTGTACAACAAGGACGAGGTCGAGTATAGTCACAAAATGGCTATCTATCAGGGCATGGCGATGGTATTTGTGGCGTTGGAGTGGCACTATGGCTGGAAACAGAAACGGTTGCAACGGCTGTTTGACAACGTGCAGTCCATCGCTGAGATGCCGCCAATTTTCGGGAAATCGCCCGACATACTGGAGCAGATGCATCATTTTAAGCAGGATTACCAGATTGATTTTACAAAAATTCAATTACAAGTAAAGGGTAAAGTGGAGTGAGAAAATGAATAAGGTGTGTAAACGGTGTGGTCAGCCGCTGCCGGATGGCTGGAATTTTTACAACAACAAACGCACCGGGAAGCTAACAAAGTGGACACCTGGACAGTGCTGCAGACCTTGCTATAATGCAATTAACGTTGAGCGTCGCCACAAAAAACGTGCTGCATATAAATCCAATCCGCAAGTGAAAGCAAAGGCAACATGTAAAGAGCCGATATCGCCGAAACAATATGACAACATAGACAACTGCTATATATACCTTGCTGCCTGCATTGTCCGGACAACTATGGCGGAGTACGAGCGTGCTTTAAAAAAATATAACAACACGCCGGAATCCCTGCATTATATCGAGCGGTTAGAGGGCGATTTGCTAAGCTATTACTACAGCATTTTGGTCTTGCAATCGTTAGACCTACGACGGTATTGCATAAACAAACGCAAGGCGTATGGTATCGGCGTTTACACGACAGCACAAGATGTAGTGTGATTTGATACAAGCATATCAACGTGTTGTATAAAATAGAATTCCGAAAGAGCATGAATTTCAGCAAAATATATTGAAATCCTGCATCTATTACTGGTATAATAGATATAGGATTAAACGCACCGTGCGGAGATATCCGTGCGGTGTTTTTTATGGTGGTATAGATGGATGTTTCAAACTTTTACAAATCTAAGGCATGGCGGCACAAACGCTGCGTGATTCTGCGACGGGATGCTTACCAATGCCAGGACTGCAAGCGTTATGGTCGGATACGTCCGGCGGTTACGGTGCACCACATCAAACATTTGGACGATTACCCTGAGCTTGCCTTGCAAAGCGATAACCTTATAAGCCTTTGCGATGCGTGCCACAACAAGCGGCACCCGGAAAAAGGCGGAAGACGGCGGTAGCCCTCCCCCCCCTCCTTGCAGGGGCTTGGGCGGCTCCTACTGGAACGGTGTAGGGAACTCTTTCTAACTGCGTCGATTTTTTTACAAAAGCATTGGGAGGTGATTCGGTGACAAAATCAAAATGGAAATCTCAAATCAAAAAAGCCTGCATTGCTATCAATACTTACAAAGAATCTTTTGATGGTGTGATTGATTCGCTGGCTGACATCCTTGAAAAACGTGACCAGACGTTAGAAACATATGACGGAAACCCTATTATAGAGCACACAAACTCTCACGGCGAAACCAACAGGACAAAAAATCCATCTTTGATGTTGTGGGATGAACTTAACAAGACAGCTTTGGCATATTGGCGTGACCTTGGGCTTACACCCAAAGGGCTAAAAAACATCGACGAACAAGCAATGAAAAAGAAAAAAACAGACACTCTTGCGGAGGTGCTAAAGAGCCTTGGCGACTAAACAATTTAAGCAGATTGCAATACAATATGCCGAGGATGTCGTCGCCGGAAAGATTATTGCCGGAAATAATTTTTTGGAATGCAAGCGATTTTTAGAAGATTTAAAGCGTGAAGATTTGGAGTTGCACACAAAAGAACCGGATTTGGTTTGCAACATCATTGAACGGTTTATGGTGCATAAGCAGGGCGAAAGCCTTAAAGGTGAGCCGCTTATGAACACGCCGATGTTTCTGCAGCCGTGGCAAGTCTTTACTGTGTATAATCTTGTTGGGTTTTACTATACAGGAACAAAAGAACGCCGATATAAAGAAGCGTTTATTTTTATTCCAAGAAAATCCGGAAAAACCATGTTTATTGCTGCTTTAGCGTTTGCGTTGGCAATTTTGGAACGTCGCTCCGGGTCTATTATCTACATCGTTGCAGCGTCACAAAAGCAAGCGTGCGAATCTTTTAACGATATTTTGTACACATTGCGATACCGTGAGATGATTGATGATTTTAGAGTGCTTAACAACAACGCTGAGCACTCTATCAGTTATCAATTTACAGACGCAAACGGCAGACCAAATGGCTCTATACGCATTGAGGCATTAGCAAGCAATCCAGATGCACAGGATTCCTTTAACTGCAATATTGCAATCGCAGACGAGGTACACGCTTTTAAAAAATCCGCACAGTATAACCGGTTTAAAGAGGCGATGAAAGCCTATACAAACAAGTTGATGATAGGCATTACTACTGCCGGAGATAACATCAACAGCTTTTGTTATCGGCGGTTAGAGTATGCAAAAAAGGTTTTAAATGGCACGGTAAAGGACGATACGCTTTTTTGTTTTGTGTCTCAAGCAGAACAAGACGAGCATGGACAGGTAGATTATACGTCACCTGTCCAACACGAAAAAGCAAACCCATCTTACGGCGTTACAATTAGACCAGCCGACATTTTGCAGGAATCGCTGCAGGCACAAAACGACCCTCAACAACGCAAAGACTTTTTAAGCCGGTCACTCAATATTTATACCAGTGCTATGCGAGCATATTTTGATTTATCAGAGTTTCGTGCATCGGATAATAAATACAATTGGACGATAGAGGACTTGCTGCGTATGCCGATTGATTGGTATGGCGGAGCGGATTTGTCCAGAATGTACGATTTGACCGCTGGGGCTTTATACGGGCACTATGCAAAAGAAGACGTTGACATTATCATTACACATGCTTTTTTTCCGGTCACAATGGCGGCAAAAAAGGCAGACGAGGACGAAATACCGCTGTTTGGCTGGGCGGATGATGGACTTTTAACCATGTGCAACAGTCCAACCGTCAACGCTGCCGATGTTGTAAACTGGTTTGTCTCCATGCGGCGGCATGGATTTAAAATAAAGCAAATCGGGCATGACAGAAAATTTGCAAGAGAATATTTCATTGGGATGAAACAAGCAAAATTTAATATTATTGACCAGCCACAATATTATTATTTAAAATCCGAGGGGTTCCGGCACATTGAACAACGTGCGAAAGACGGAAAACTGTATTATTTACACAACGAAGCATTTGAATATTGCGTGGAAAATGTGAGTGCAATTGAAAAAACGGACGATATGATACAATACGAAAAAATCGGGGAAACAAACCGGATTGATTTGTTTGATGCAAGCGTTTTTGCTTGTGTTAGATACTTGCAAAGCATGGAGCGTAAACAAAAAGCAAAGGATTGGTGGGGATAAAATGTTTTGGAATCAAAAAAAGAAAACACGGAATAACTCGCCGGTTGCATTATTTTTATCTGACAGGGAAAATGATGCAATCTGCGTGCCGGGTTATACAACATTAGACCGCTGTCCGGAAGTAATGACCGCTTGCAGACGCATTGCGGAGTTGATTGGCTCTCTTACCATCCATTTGATGGAGAACACCGAACAGGGAGATAAACGGATTGTGAACGCTCTCAGCCGAAAAATCGACATTGAACCGATGGCAAACATGACCCGGAAGACGTGGATGGAAGCAATCGTGATGAATCTTTTGCTATACGGAAAAGGAAATAGTATCGTAAAAGTACATACAACTGGCGGATATTTGAGAGATTTAGAGCCGATTGCGGCGTCAAAAGTTTCTATTCCGGAAAGCGGTTCTTACTCTGTCATGATTGACGGGATTCCATATAAATCTGACGAGATTCTGCATTTCGTACACAATCCATCCCCAAACTGCTTATGGAAAGGGCGAGGCTTGCAAATATCCCTGCGACCGTTTGCGGACAACCTTAAACAGGCAGCCGCAACGGAAAAATCATTTTTATCCAGCAAGTGGAAACCGTCTGTCATTGTAAAAGTAGATGCGTTGACCGATGAATTTAGTTCGCCGGCAGGAAGAAAGAAACTGCTGGCAGATTACGTAGAATCCAGTGAAGTTGGCGAACCATGGCTGATTCCGGCGGAACAATTCTCAATTGAACAAATCAAACCACTATCTTTATCTGATTTAGCAATCAGCGACGTTGTAAAACTGAACAGGCGGATGATTGCAGCGATTCTGGGCGTGCCGCCGTTTTTGCTGGGCGTTGACAGCTACAACAAGGATGAATGGAACGCTTTTGTAAATCACACTGTAAAGCCGATTGTAATTGGAATACAGCAGGAAATGACAAAAAAGCTGATTTTATCACCAAACATGTACATCCGCTTTAATGTTTTGTCTTTGTTTGATTGGGATATAAAAACCATCGCTGACGTATTTGGCGGCTTGTCTGACCGTGGTTTTGCTACTGGCAACGAGGTACGAGACCGGATGGGCTTGTCACCGAGAGATGGATTGGATGAATTACGAGTGCTGGAAAACTACATCCCTTATGAGATGTCAGCGTATCAAAAAAAATTAGTACAGGGAGGGAAAGAAGAAAATGGAACTGAATAACGTCATGTATCGCACGATGCAGTCAGTACTTACAACGAGGGACGGCGAAACAAACGAAGCCCCTGTAATTGAGGGCTATTTTGCGGTATTTGATTCCGATTATGATATGGGGTATGGCATGAGTGAGAGCGTTGCACCGGGTGCATTTTCGGAAACGCTTGCTGGAGATGTCCGGGCACTTATTGACCATGACACCCGGCTTGTGCTTGGGCGTACAACCGCCCACACGCTGGAATTGAGAGAGGATTCTCACGGATTGTGGGGAAAAATCTACATCAACCCAAAAGATAGCGAGGCGATGAACCTTTATGAACGGGTAAAACGTGGCGATGTGTCTCAATGCAGCTTCGGTTTTGAAATCCTTAGCGAAGAAACAACTTTCCCTGCAGAAGGGAAAGTCCATTGGAGAATCACAAAGGCAAAGCTGTATGAAGTGTCTTGCTGCACATATCCGGCGTATGAAGAAACTGGCATATCTGCACGCAAAAAGGACTGGGAACAAATCGAAAAGCGAAAATCAGAAGCGTGGAAATCCACACTTTTGAAAAAACTGAAAGGAGAAAAATAAAAAAATGCTGAAAGCACTGTTATTGCGAAACAAGATTGACAGTAAAAAGTCTGAGTTGGCGGAACTCCGCACAGCCGCCGCAGAGTTGGAAAAACGGGAAAAAGAACTGGAATCCGACATCAACGAGGCAAAAACCGAAGAAGAAAAAGCGGTTGTTGAAAAGGCTGTCAACCAGTTTGAACAAGACAAGGCGGAAAATGAAAAGTCTATCAGCGAACTGGAAACGGAAATTGCTGACATGGAGAAAGAATTGGATGCCGTGGAGCAGAAACAACAGACACCGCAAACCGAAGGTAATTCGGGCGATGAAATCAGAAAGGGGAAAGTTAAAATGGAAGCCAGAGTGAAATTTTTTGGCATGAACGTACAGGAACGTGATGCGTTTTTTGCCAACGATGCTGTAAAAAGCTGGTTGGAACGTGTCCGGGAAATGGGCAAGAATCAGCGGTCTATTACCGGTGCTGAGCTGCTTATCCCGGAAGTTGCACTGGATTTAATCAAAGAAACCACGCTTAAATACTCTAAGCTGTACAAGCATGTAAATGTTAAGAGTGTGCCGGGCAAGGCAAGACAGAACGTAATGGGAGCAATCCCGGAAGCAATTTGGACGGAAATGTGTAGCACACTCAACGAATTAAACCTCACCTTTAACAACGTAGAGGTAGACGGTTATAAGGTCGGCGGATTTATCGCAATCTGCAATGCCGTGCTGGAAGATTCCGACATTGCCCTTGCAACCGAGATTATCTCCGCACTTGGTCAGGCTATCGGTTACGCATTGGACAAGGCAATCTTGTACGGTACTGGGACTAAAATGCCGCTTGGTATTGTCACCCGTCTGACGCAGGCTGCAAAGCCGTCTGGTTACTCTACCACCGCCAGAGCGTGGGCAAACCTTACCGCCAGCAACGTGCTTGCAATCTCTGGTAAAACAGATGCAGCGTTGTTTAAGGAATTGGTTATTGCATCCGGAAACGCTAAGGCAGATTACAGCCACGGCGAAATGTTTTGGGCAATGAACGAAAAGACATTTACAAAGCTGGTTGCAAATGCCCTGACCATCAACGCTGCTGGTGCGATTGTAACCGGGCAGAACGGAACGATGCCAGTAATTGGCGGAGCAATCGAAAAGCTGTCTTTTATCCCGGATGATGTAATCATTGGCGGTTATGGTGACTTGTATCTGCTGGCAGAGCGTGCTGGAACAGCTATCAGCCAGTCGGAACACGCAAGATTTATTGAAGACCAGACCGTATTTAAGGGAACTGCGAGATATGACGGCTTGCCAGTGATTGCAGAAGGATTTGTCGCAATCGGAATTGGCGGCACAAAACCAACTGCAAACGCAGTTACTTTTGCTGAAGACACGGCAAATAAAGTAACCGGAGAATAAATAATATGAACGTAGACCTGCTTACAATGCTAAAGGTAGACCTCGGAATTACCGCCGAGGCTTATAATGACCGGCTTTATGCAGATTTACAGGCGGCAAAAAGCTACATTGCACGAGAGGGAATCACGTTAAATGAGACCATCGAAGACGACCAGCTTGTCGTACAGTATGCAGCGTGGCTATGGCGGAAGCGTGGCGGAGATGAGCAATCCTCAATGCCACGGATGCTGCGATATTTGCTTAACAATCGGCTATTTTCCGAAAAAATGAGAGGAAATGACGATGGATGATGTAATTGAACTGGTCAAACAGCATTTATACAGAGATGATTGCGGCGTGGAACGATTGGCGGAAGAATCAAAAAGAACTGTGTTTTGTAGCGTGCAATCAGCGAGCAGAGCGGAGTTTTTTGCAGCAATGCAGGCTGGGTTAAAACCGTCATTTATTGTGCAAATCAATCCGATTGAGTACGATTGTGAGGGAATTGCCGTATACCATGAAAAAAGATATTTAATTTATCGAACATATCAAAAAAACATGGATGTGTTGGAATTGTATCTCAAGGAAGAGGTGGGAATACAAAATGACCTATACTGACATCGCAAAAATGATGGAGCAAATGCATTTGCCGTTTGCATATCACCATTTCGAGCGTGGCAAAGCACCGCCGCTGCCCTATTTTGTATTTTATTATGACGGGCGGAGCGATTTTTCTGCCGATAATCACGCCTATCAAAAAATCGTAGAGGTGACGCTGGAATTGTACAGCAACCAAAAAGATTTTAAATCTGAAAGTCAAATAGAATCCGTTTTAGAAAGAAATGAGATTGTATATGATAAAACGGAAGAATACATATCTTCTGAAAAGATGTTTGAACAGATTTATGAATTTGAACTGCTGCTGGAGGGGTAAACATGATAAAAACTATTCGCGTTGATAAGCTGGCGGACGAAATTATGAAAGAGTTGCAAGAATATAGCAATGCAACCAGCGACGACGTAAAAGCAGCAGTCAAAAAATCCTCTCAGGCAGTCAAAAAAGAACTACTACAAACTGCCCCAAAGCGAACGGGGACGTACAGAAAAAGCTTTGTAGTAACAAAAATCGAAGAAAATTCAAGCAAATTAAAAGTAGCCGTCCACTCTAAAAAGCATTACCGGTTATCACATTTGCTGGAAGATGGTCACGCACTCAGGCAAGGCGGAAGAACAAACGCACACCCACACATGAAACCAGCGGAAGAGCATGGAATCGAAATGCTTGAATCGCTTGTAAAAAAATCATTAGGGAGGAACTAAGCATGGCAACCGAAACTAAGAACAAGGTTAAATTTGGCTTAAACAAAGTATACTGGGCAAAAATCACCGGATATGATGAGGACGGTGTTCCGCAATACGCTGCACCTGTACGTCTGCCGGGTGCTGTCAGCCTTAGCATTGACGCAAACGGTGAAACAGAACCGTTTTACGCAGACAACTGCGTTTACTACCTGTGTAACAATAACTCCGGTTATGAGGGAGATTTGGAAGTTGCGTTGATTCCGACCGATTTTGCAACCGAAATTTTAGGCGAAAAGCTGGATGCAAAGGGAGTACTCGTGGAAAAGAGCGATGCAGAAGTTTCCGAATTTGCACTGTTTTTTGAATTTGAAGGCGACAAAAAGAAAATCAGACATATCTTTTACCGCTGCTCTGTTGCACGTCCTGCAACAGAATCCGCAACCACAGAAGATACAAAGGAAGTCAAAACGGAAACTCTCAAGCTGTCTGCAACCGCATTGGATAATAACCTTGTTAAGTCAAAATCTTGTGAAAAAACAGATGCTGAAACTTATAACAACTGGTACAACGCTGTTTATATGCCAAGCTTTACAGCGGAAGAAAACAAAGCGAATTAAGGAGATAAAAAAATGGGAGTGTCAAAAACAATTACCATTGACGGCGTAGATGTACAATTTAAAGCGAGTGCAGCAATTCCTCGGCTATATCGCTTGCAATTCCGGCGTGATTTGTTTCATGATTTTGCTGATTTGCAAAAATCAGTTGACGATGAAAAAGAAAAAGACAGTGAAGCGTCCGGATTAAATCCAGAAATTTTGGAAACGTTTGAAAATGTTGCGTACATGATGGCAAAGCATGCAGACCCTAAAGGCGTACCGGGAACAGCGGAGGAATGGTTGGAACAGTTCTCCATGTTTTCAATTTATGAAATTTTGCCAGAACTGCTGGAACTTTGGAACGCAAACTTGCAAACACAAGTCCAGTCTAAAAAAAACATCGCCCGACTGACCGCCCGATGACCACACCGCTTTTTTTGCTGCGGTGCGTTCAGATTGGCTTATCAATAAGCGACTTGGATTTTTTAACTATTGGACTTGTAAATGATTTATTTACAGAAAAAGAAAATGATGGCTATCCATATAGTTATCAAGCAACACAAGCAGATTTTGACAAATTTTAAAAAGGGGGAAGCAATATGGCGAGCCGTATCAAAGGCATTACCGTCGAAATTGGTGGTGACACCACTAATCTGGTAAAATCTTTGGAGGGTGTCAACAAAAATATCCGTAATACGCAAAGTCAATTAAAAGACGTCGAGCGGTTACTAAAGCTTGACCCTACCAACACAGAGTTGCTAACTCAAAAGCAAAAGTTGTTAAAAGCTGCTGTATCCGATACAAAAGACAAGTTGCAAGCCCTCAAAGCGGCAAGCGAAGCCGCAGCCAAAACAGCGGATAATTACGGGGCGTGGAAAACTAAATATGATGCAATACAAAGTGAAATTGAATCCACGACAACCGAATTAAAGAAACTGAAAAAGCAAGCAGAGAATGCAGAAAAGCAACTTGCTGACGGAAAAATCTCTCAAGAGAAATACGATGTTTTACAAAGTAAAATAAAATCAACAGAAACCGAACTTAAAGACTTAAAAGAAGCCGCAAAACAGGTAGATGATGAGTTCGGACATCCGATTTCCCCGGAACAATATGACGCGTTGCAACGGGAAATCCAGCAAACAGAAAACGACCTAAAGAAACTGGAGCAACAAGCAGGTGAATCCAGAACGGCGTTGGTTAAGCTGTCCGAAACCGGAAAAAAGTTTCAGGACGTTGGCGATAAAATCTCCGGCGTTGGTACAAAGTTGCTCCCGGTTTCAACGGGAATTGCCGCTATCGGAACACTTGCCGTAAAAACGGGAGCGGATTTTGATTCTGCGATGAGCAAGGTTGCATCCATTTCCGGGGCAACAGGTTCGGAAATAGATGCTCTCCGAGATAAAGCCCGTGAGATGGGTAGCAAAACGAAGTTCTCCGCAAGTGAAGCTGCCGATGCGATGAGTTACATGGCTATGGCAGGCTGGAAAACCAGCGATATGCTTAACGGTATTGAGGGCATTATGAACCTTGCTGCTGCTTCCGGTGAGGACTTGGCGACAACTTCGGATATTGTAACAGACGCTCTGACCGCTTTCGGCTTAACTGCTGCCGACAGCGGACACTTTGCGGATATTCTGGCGGCTGCAAGTTCCAATGCCAATACCAACGTCAGCATGATGGGCGAAACTTTCAAATATGCCGCTCCAGTGCTGGGTTCTTTGGGATATTCCGCTGAAGATTCCGCTATCGCCATCGGACTAATGGCAAATGCCGGAATCAAATCCTCGCAGGCTGGCACGGCTTTGCGAGGTGCAATTGTTAGCCTTGCTAAACCAACCGATACAGTATCCTCGGCAATGGAAAAATACGGGATTTCCTTGACAGATAGTTCCGGCAAGATGTATTCGCTCCGTGATTTGATGGGGCAAATGCGTGATAAACTGGGTGGACTTACAGAGGCGGAACAAGCACAAGCAGCCGCTTCGCTTTTCGGTCGAGAAGCGATGTCTGGGATGTTGGCAATTATCAACGCATCACCAGCAGACTTTGAGAAGCTGACAAATGCAGTAGATACTTGTTCCGATACGGTAGATGGCTACAATGGCACGACCGAAAAAATGGCAGCTACTATGCAGGACAATCTTGCAGGACAGTTGACTATTTTGAAATCCCAGCTGGAAGAACTTGCAATCAGTTTTAGTGACATTTTAATGCCAGCAATCCGCAGCCTTGTTGCTCGGTTGCAAACAATTGTTGACAAACTCAATCAATTAGACCCGCAGGTAAAAGAAACAATTGTAAAAATTGCTTTAGCGGTTGCGGCTATTTCTCCGTTGCTTATTGCAATTGGGAAAGTAATTTCAGTTGTCGGAACGCTTATGCAAGCGATTGCAAAAATACCTAAAATCCTTGGCAGCATTAAAAATGGATTTTCTGCTGTTACGGGTGCTTTAAAGGTATCAACTGCTGGATTTTCCGCCGCAGTTGGAGTGATTGCACTTTTAGCGGCTGCGTTTGTACATCTATGGCAAACAAACGAGGATTTCCGAAATAAAATTATCAGCATTTGGGAGCAAATCAAAGGCACATTTACCGAGTTGACACAAGGTATTACCGACCGTCTCAATGCTCTTGGGTTTGATTTTGATGATTTTGGCGAGGCTGTAAAGGCAGCGTGGGAAGGCTTTTGCAATCTGTTAGCCCCCATTTTTGAAGGGGCTTTTGAAATTGTTGCAGAAATTTTTGAAGCTGTATCCGGAACAATCTTAGGATTGATGGATGTATTTACAGGCGTGTTTTCCGGCGATTGGGAACAGGCGTGGACAGGCGTAAAAGAAATTTTTTCGTCGATTTGGGAAGGTATCAAATCTATATTACAAACAATTCTGGACACTTTAAAAGGTGTTGCGGATACGTTTTTAGGCTGGTTTGGTACAGATTGGGAAACTGTCTGGACATCTGTAAAAGCGTTTTTCACAAACACTTGGACAAATATTCAGACGTTCTTCTCCAATACACTGACTAACATCAAAACATTCTTCTCCAACATATGGACTTCTATTTCTACGACTTTCACAAACATTCTGACATCAATCCAGACAACAGTAACCAATGTTTTTACCTCTATCAAGACGTTTGTAACAACAATCTGGCAGGGTATTTATACATTTTTTAGCACAATTTTTAATGCAATTTATACAGTAGTATACACTGTATTTAATACGATATATACAGTGATTACAACTGTGTGGACAACTATCTATACAACATTAGAGCCGTTGATTAACGCTTTCGGATATTTGTTCGAAACGATTTTTGAAGCGATTCAAATTGTCGTTGGAAGAGTTATGGACTGGATTTCCGAAAAAATTAGTGCTATTTGGAATGGCATTGTTGATTTTATCACACCGATTTTAGAAAGTATTCGGGACTTCTTTTCTGAAATCTGGACGGCTATCAGCGATAAAGTACAAGAAAAGCTGGAGTTTATAAAAAATCTTGTCGAAACCATTTGGAACGGAATAAAAGATTTTTTAGAGCCACTCTTAACTGCTCTACAAACAACGTTTACAAACATTTGGGAGGCTATTCGGTCGCAGATTGATGCGGTATCCAATGCAATCCGTTCCCTCATTGAGCGGATTTGGAGTTCTATTTCTGGGACGATTTCTTCTGTTATGGATAGCATCCGAAACACTTTTTCCAGCATTTGGGACAGCATCTCGGATAAAATATCGTCTGTTGTAAATGGAATTAAAACAAATGTATCCAACGCATGGGAAAACATCTATGACAGTATCTCCAATCTTATGAGCCAGATTAAAAATAAGATTTCCGATATTTGGGACGGTATACACGACGGAATTTCTGACAAAATCGGCGACATCCGGACAACCATTGAAAACGGGCTTAACGGTGCTATTGATTGGATTAGAGGACTGGCTTCCGACGCTTGGAACTGGGGCAGCGATATTATCTGGGGCATTATTGACGGGATTCAAAGTGCTATTGGCTGGCTGGAAGATTGTGTCACCAATGTTGCTGATACCATTCGGGATTTCCTGCACTTCTCTGTACCAGACAAAGGTCCGCTGACAGACTACGAAAGCTGGATGCCTGACTTTATGCAAGGATTGGCTAATGGTATCAATAAAAGCAAAAAGCTTGTAACTCAAGCAGTCGCTGCGGTTGCGGATGGGATTTCTGTTTCCATGCAGGGAAATTTGCAGATGGATGCTTTAAAAAGTGAGCAAGGCTCTGTTGGAGCAACAACGACTGTCATCAACAACGACAACAGCCGCACCATCAACCAGACAAACAACAGTCCAAAGGCATTGACACGTCTGGAAATTTACCGGCAAACCCGGAATGCAATCAATGTGTGAGGTGTTTTATGCGATTTACACTTATTGTTGAGAATGCAGCCGGCGACCGCATCAACATGACCGCCACTGCAAACAATTACATGATTTCCAAAATTGATGGACTGTATCCGCCAGCAGGAACGATTAGTACAACACCATATGCCGGAATGAATGGCAGCTACTTAAACAACGCTTTTATCGAAAAGCGGAATTTAGTGCTATCTTTTGAGATGCGAGGCTACGGCAGCAACATCGAATTAAACCGCCACGCCCTCTATCGGGTTGTGAAAACCGCTCAATATCTCAAGGTATATTATCGCACAGTCGGGATTGATGTTTACACAGAGGGATATGTGGAGAGCTGCACCGTGACCAATTTCGGTGAGTTGGTCAATGGGCAAATCAGTATCATTTGCCCAGACCCCTACTGGTACAGCACGCAGTCCATCTATGCATACAGTCAATCCGTATTTGGAGCATTTCACTTCCCCTTTCCAGAGAGCGATGAGCCGTTTCCGTTGGGCGTTTACAGTACAGATAAAACCTTGTCCATCTTCAATTCCGGTGAAGAGGTCGGCATTTTAATCACCTTAGAAGCAGCCTCCGGAGAGGATGTCCCAAATCCTGTTATAACAACAGTTACATTGTATGACGACGACACATCAACCTATTTCCAGCTGCGATTGGACATTTTACCTGGCGACAAAATCATTATCAATACCAAGCAAGGGCAAAAGTCCGTTACGCTGGTGCGAGATGGTGTAACAACCAACATCATCAACTGCATGACCTCTGGTTCAACGTGGTTTACACTCCGTAAGGGTTTAAATCGGTATCGGTTGAGTGCGTCAAAATACATCACCGCAACCATCCAGCACACAGATGCATACTTAGGAGTATAAATTATGCTGATTGAAGTTTACCAAATGACCGCCGCCGAAAACACGGTATCTATCACCTTAGAGGCGGTCTGCGATGCGTTCTCAAGTTTCCTTTGGGATATTGAGTACTTTCGGTGCGGACAATTTGAATTATATATTGCTGCCACGCCGGAAACCGTTGCCATCTTTCAGACGGGTCGACTTATCGGGCGGAAAGATGACACAGAGCATTATGGATTGATTGAATCTGTCCGTATTCAGACGGATGCGGAAAACGGCGACTATCTGACTGTAAGCGGTCATTTTCTCATGATTTTGTTATCTCGTCGCATTATCTATCCAACGATGGTAATCAAAGAGCAGACCAGCTATGGAGAGATTATACACACAGCGATTCGCAAGAACTGCTTGCAACAAAACGAGCGTTTTTTACCCGGTTTGCAACTCGGCGAAATCACTGGAGATTGCTGGAAGCAAGAAACCCACTTGCAAATCAGCTATGCAAACCTGATGGAGTGGATTTACAAAATCTGTGAATTGGTCGGCGGAACGGCAAACATCTCCCTCGTTGAAACAAAACCAAACAGCCGCACCTATCAAATGGTGTTTACGCTGTCGGAAGGCGTTGACCGCAGCATTTTACAAGACACCTATCCGCATGTGATTTTTTCGGATGCGTTCCACAATTTGCTAACCTTTGATTATCTTAAAAACGCAGCTGCTCAGCAAAATGCGGCTTACACATTGGGGGCTGGCGAGGGTGAGGCTCGTAAACGAGCATTTTGCACCATCGACCCAGAGCCGACGCAGTGGGAACGGTACGAGGTTTATGTAGATGCACGGGATTTGTCGGAAGAAACGCAGAACGATGCGGGGGAATCCATCACTATTCCGGAAGAGGAATATTTGAAAATGCTGGAAGAACGGGGACGGGAAAATTTTTTGCCGGTAGAAGAAATCAGCGAATCCAGCATTACTGCAACATCAACACAAGAGCAGTATCCACAAGATTATCAGGTCGGCGACTTGGTAACGGTACAGCAAACTCGTTTTGGACTATCACAAAATCGTATCCGACTAATCGGAATGATAGAGAGTTTTGACCAAAACGGCAGGAGCTTGACACCTACATTTCAGGAGGGATGAGTATGGCTTTTTCGTACGGATTTTTTAACGCTAAAAACTTAGACCGGGTTTATACGGCTGAGCATTTTACAAGCTATCTATCCAGCATTATTTGTGACGGGATTCAGGACACTTACGGCGAGTGTTTTTCGATTACACCAGCAGGTGGTTTCCAGCTTCGGATTGGCAGCGGCAAAGCTTGGATTCAGGGACACTATTTCCAAAACGACAACGGTTATATCTTAGACTTGTCGCAGTATGCAGATAGTTCCCTGCCTCGGTATGTCACTGTTGGGATTTCCTGCGACACGCAGGAATCTGTGCGGAGCGTGCAAATCGAGGTGCTTGCAGGTACGCCAGCCGTTGCACCGTTTATCCCGTCTTTCAGCAACAATGGCACGAAAACCACACTGACCCTCTGTCAGGTGCGAGTCAATGGCGGTTCAAGCGGAATTACCGCATCCAACATTACAGACTGCCGGGAAGATGAGGAATTGTGCGGTTATTGCCGCTGCATCCTCGGCAAGTGTAGGGTTACAGAGATGCTGACAAAAATGGACCAGACTAATGCTTATCTAAAGCAGTTGCAAAAGCGGCTGGACGATATGAGCAATCAGGTTGCAGATTTGCAGACAAAAGTAGACGATTTGACAGGCGGAGAAGTTTCAGAAACGGGAATTTGTGGCGAAAACGTTTATTATGTACTATACGCCAACGGAAAATTACTGCTGCGTGGGACTGGTGCAACTTACGACTACAAAGCAGAGAGCACGGTGTTTGGTAGCAATCTCAACATTAAAAATATTGTTGTTAGCAACGGCATTACAAGCTTAGGTGACAATTTATTTTATCATTGCGAGAACGCAGTTGCTGTTGATTTACCATCCACACTTACAAGCATTGGAGATAACACGTTTTCACAATTTGAAGCCGAGAGGACAATTAACGGCTTAACTGCGGTCACAATACCGCAAACAGTAACCGCCATCGGGCAGCATGCCTTTGAGCAAAATGCTATTACTGAGATTATAATCCCGGCAAGTGTTAAGACTTGGGGCGATTATGCTTTTAGTGGCTGTCGGAAACTCACAACCGCCAGAATTGAGTGCAGCTTGATTGGTTCGTTTGCCTTTTCGTGGTGTGATTTGCTCGACGGTCTAACAATTTCTGCAAATTGTAAAAATTTCGGGTCTAATTTGTTTACTTATTGCGAAAAATTAACAGCTATCACCTACGAGGGAACAAAAGAACAATGGAACGCCATTACAAAGCCAACCAACTGGATGGCATCGGATGCAAAAACCAACTACCACAATGGATATTTGCAGCGAATCAATTGTATTGATGGTGCATTTGTTTGGAATTTCAAAAATATGGACTGGGAGGAAGAAACATAATGCTTGTATTTAGGATTACTGGACAAAGAATTGATTTAGAACGCCGAGAAGTCGTTGCGGATGAACAAGTTGCGTTTGTAAATCTACTGTTTTTGTTTACTCCGGAATGGGAACAGATTGATAAAGTTGCACAATTTAAGCAAGGAGAAAACGTCTATAATGTGCACATCGGAAAAGGAAACGTTGCACAATGTACGCTTCCGGCGGAAATTACAAATGGACAAACGTCTATAAGCATTTTTGGCTATCATGACGAGGTACGGGCGACAACAGCGACGCTGGAGTTTCGGGTGTGCCGTTCCGGTTTTTCCGATTCCGGAAGCGTTCCGATTCCGCCAACGCCGGACTTGTACGCCCAGCTTCTGAAAAAAATAGATGGAAAAATCGCATCTTTGCACGATGGCAAAGACGGAAAGGATGGCGAAAACGGGAAATCCGCCTACGAAATCGCTGTGCAAAATGGATATGACGGAACGGAAACGGACTGGCTGGAATCCTTAAAAGGACAAAAGGGAGATACCGGCGAGCCGGGAGCGACTGGAGCAAAAGGCGACCACGGAGAAAAAGGTGACCAGGGCGAACCGGGAACACCCGGAGAAAAGGGAGAACGTGGCGAAAAAGGAGAAAAAGGCGACGCCGGAACACCCGGCAAGGACGGCGTAAACGGAAAAGACGGAACAAACGGCGTTGATGGTGCGTCTGCCTATGATGTTGCGGTCAAAAACGGTTTTGAAGGATCGGAAACAGATTGGCTTGTATCTCTGCATGGTGCAAAGGGTGACCCCGGAGAGCGTGGCGAAAAAGGAGAAAAAGGCGATCTGGGAGAACAAGGCTTGCAGGGTGTTCCCGGGGAAAAAGGCGACCCCGGCGAACCTGGAAAAGATGGTACGAATGGTACGGACGGTAAAAACGGCGTTGATGGTAGTGACGGCTACTCACCGACAGCAACCGTCACTGAAACAGATACTGGGGCAACAATCACAATCACTGACAAAACCGGAACAACCACAGTGACAGTCAATTCGACATTAGGCGAACGGGTACGGCTGTATGTGGACGCAGAAGCTGGCTCAGATACCAATAACGGAAAAACGACTACCACTGCTGTGCAGACCATCGACCGTGCTCTTGTACTGGCGAACGCCTACCAGCAGGCGATTATCTGCCTGAAGAAAGGGCAAACCTACACCGCCACGGACAAGAACAATGAATACGGCACGGGCATTCAGCTGTATCGCCGAACGCTCCGATTTGAAGCCTACGGCACAGCAAGCGACCTGCCAAAAATTCAGAATGCGGTTTTCGCTTACAACTGCAACTTGGAATGGAAAGACATCGACCTCACAGGAAATAGCAGCGTGTTTACGATGTATAACACCATCGCCAATTTTGAAAACTGTTCGTTCTATCGAGTGGAATCTAGAAATAGTTTTGCACAAGTGCGGCTATGCGACATTCAGCGAGAATGGGTGCAGTATGGCGGATTTTCCGTCATCTCCAACGCCGAAAGTCAATATCGCCATATCGGTGGGATTCAGGCAAATCAGGGAGCAAGAATTGATTACAGTGGCCCTGGAATCAGTGGTTATGGTTACGATGGCTGTTCTGTACTTTCCATTGGCTGCATTCCGGAGATTTTACGGAAAACAAAGAACATTGCAGAAGGCAGCATTGAAACAAAGACGATTTATGTAAACGCCGATACTGGTTCAGATGCACGGGACGGCACATCAGAAGCAAAAGCCCTGCAAACCCTAAGCAGAGCCTTACAGTTTACACAGTATGCAGGAAAAGCCATAATCTATCTGGCGGCTGGAGCTTATACCATTCCGGACAAAACATTAACCCTGCTTGGTCGAGATGTTCGGATTTACGGCAACGCCGCAGCGACGACAACCATTCAAGGGAATTTTGTCTGTGAAAATGGATTTTTGCATCTGTCCAAAGTCACCATTGACAACACCGACAGCGATACTGCAAACACATCCACAACCGCAATCATTGCACAGTATAATGGAACGGTTCGGATTTCTGATTGCGTGGTGAATGCCAACTCTAAAAATGCAGTTGGTGTCTCTGATATATCGAACATTTGCTGTTCTGGTACGGAATTTAAAGGCAATGCACAGTATGCTGTTTATGTAACCGGACAAGGTGACGCAAAAATTTACAGCTGTACCAATAGCACTACAAAAGGCATTTATTCTGGTGCAAATAGTATGGTTCGGATTACACAGAGTGGCGAAAGTAATTTCCCTTACACGAATGCAAATAATGGCATGGTATTTGTAAATGGGCAGCAAGTCCTGCCACTGTCAGGCAGTATCCAATTCCGACACGGAAAAGGGACATTTACTGCAACAGCAAATGGTACAAACATCACGTGGCAGTATGGTGGAAGGAAAGTACAAGGGGGCAGCTGCACGTTTGATGTAAAGTCAGATAACGGGCTGATTGTGCTGAAATGTGATTCTATTAATTCGTTCACAATTGAAAAAAATACTGCAATCAAGATAGACTTATCTGACTTAGATGGTAAAATTACAAACGTGCTTAACTTATATTCATGCCCTAACATTACAGGTGATTTATCCGACTTGGGTGGTAAAATTACAAACACGCTTAGTTTGGGTTTGTGCCCAAATATTACAGGCGATTTATCCGACTTGGGTGGGAGAATTTCAAATTTACTTAATTTAAGTAACTGCTCAAATATTACAGGTAATTTATCTGGCTTGATTAGGGAAAACATAAGAGCACTTGGTTTAGATAACTGCTCAAATATTACAGGCGATTTATCCGACTTGGGTGGGAGAGTTTTAAATTTTCTGAGTTTGAATGGTTGCACAAATATTACAGGTGTTTACTCTGGGGCAAAATATCCAAAAACATTTGCTGTGTCAAAAACAGCTATCACGTCAGCCGATATGGACGCAAATTTGATAAATTTTGCCGCAAGTGGCGTCAAATCAGGCAAGTTTACAGCGAACGGAATGAAACGGACGGCTGCATCCGATGATGCTGTTGCAACATTGGTTACAAACGGTTGGACAGTATCTGGTCTTACGAAAGAAGGTTAAGCTTATGTACATAAGATATACAAATTATAAAACGGGAATGCAACTCGGAGAAAATGATAGCGTTTTGATGTCGTTGCGGGAGTTTTTAGGCGGCGGCAAAGACTTGGAAGACGTGCCGGTTACGATTACGCCGGACGGAGAGCCGCCTGCGGAAGAAACAGAAGAAGAGCCGGACGTCAGCATCGACGGTGATAGTGAAGAGGAGGCGGCTGAATGAAAGAATGGATTTGTGCAGCAGCCGGAACGGTCGGCGGTCTGATTGCCGGGCTGTTTGGCGGCTGGGATGC